TCAGTCTGACTTTGATGATGTTAGGTTTACTTCTGGTGATGGTCTTACACCTCTGCCTTATCAGCTTGTTTCTACTGTAGGGGCTACTCCTAATCAGATGGCTACTTATAGAGTAAGAATGCCTTATATCCCAGAGTATCCTTGGACAGCTCCTCTTATAATATACTATGGAAATTCAGGAGCTGCTTATGCTGGTAAAGTTCTAGTTGCTGGGGGAGGAGCTCTTCCTACTATGGTACCTGTTGGAACAGCTGGAAAGACTAGTAATGCAGAAGTGGTCTATAATCCAGCAGGAGGCCAGGTAAGTCCAGGAACTAGTTTGCCTGTTCCTGAGATAATGGCAGCTGCAGCTAATTCATTAGGGTGGACTACTAATACTATGTATATGGTAACTCAACTTATAACTAGTATAGCTATGGGGTTTGGAGCTTTTGTTGCTACAGGTTCCTTATTAGGAGGAGCAGTCTTTACAGTAGTTATGCTGGGAGTAGCAAGCACAACAGGCACGTTTGGGTGGTGGTTTCCATTTGTGGTGGGGCTTGGTTTAGTTTTTATTATATACCTTTTAAGGAGTATATAGGAGGGCAGAAGAAATCGCAGCAAAATGGATAGGATTTTTAGTCTTTATTGCTATTATAGGAGGTATTATGTCTCTTATAAGTGAAGGGGCTTCTATTTCTACTAATACTACTGATCCTCTTAATACTATAATGGGCTGGCAGAAGTCTCAGACTACTACAGACTATAATACGATGGAAATTATAGGTAATAAGCCTGGCTTCTTTGATGGTATTGGAGCTTTATTATCAGCTGACTTTTTCTTTTGGACAGGGGATTGGGCTATCTATAGAACTATAATCTGGTCTCCTATTATTGCTACTATAATAGTTGGTCTTATACTTACTTTCTTTATGGTCTTTTCAAAGAGTATTTAAGAGATAGTAGTATAGAAGATATTTTTAGGGGATTACAATTCACTTAAAGAGGTATAAAGACTGGAAAGTTATAGAAGTTACAGAGTCTTCAGTTGATATGATATCTTCTTATGGTAAAGTTTGTCTTTTTTAGGTTTAGGTAGTTTTGGGGTGGAAGTAAAATATAAGGAGTTGAATGAATGGTCCAGTAATAATAATTATTCTTCTGATTCTCTTTCCTGTTTTTCTTATAGTGTGGAATAGGCAGAGATGTAAAGGTAAGATGCTATGTCTTATTCTTAAGAAGGATAAATCTTTAGATGTTAAACTATGTCAGTTGCAGAGTGATTTTGTTATATATGAAGATAGAGCTTTTGATGTTTATCCAGATTTTATTAGACTAGCTAGATTTCCTATGGGTTGGCCTGCTATGCTTCAAGAGCTTGTACCTGCTTCTCTCTATTTAGAAGAAGATGCAGTTCCTCTTAATTGGATAGATTTGGATAAGAGGCACGTAAGATCTATGGAACTTAAAGCTGCTCTCAGTGAGAATTTCTTTGGTAAGTTAGTTCATGAGACAGTTAGTGAAGTAGGGGGAAAGGGATTTAATTGGAAAAAAGTTCTTCCTATTCTTCTTCTTATAGTAGGTCTTGGAGGCCTTGCAGTTATTTTTATTCTTAATAAAGGATCCTGTGCAGGAGTTCCTGCGGCTCAGGGTTTTATTGATATTTTAGTAAGGATGGTTTAATATGGCAAAGAGTATTCTTGAAACTTTAGGAATGTCTGTTGGTTCCACTACAGAAGAAGAAGTAGCTATGAAGTCTCTCTTTCCTACTAAAGATCCTAAGAGAATGCTTCAGATGATGACTGAGATAAAGCCTAGAATAAGTCCTGTTATGTCTGCTTTAGGAGTTATTAAGAGAAGAATGTTTAATGATTCTGTAATTGCTATGTATGAGGAGGAGTATAGATATAATCAGATAGCAGTGGATGGAAAAGGTAATTTAAGAGCAGCAGAAGTTTTAGTAGGAGCAAGAAGACCTAGGGATGATGGAAGTCAGTTACCATAGTAAAATAAAAAGTAGGAGGAAGATTTAATGAGTAGAGTAGTTATTGGTGTTAAGAAGACTGGGTTTGGGGATGAATGGAAAGTTACTTTTAAGATTAATGGTAGGTATGATGAGGGACCTGCAGCTTATGATAGTAGTTTGGAGGCTCTTCTTGAAACTGCCAAGTCTCAGGTAGAATTCTATATGGATAAGGGTTATAAAGTAGAGATTACAAAAGCCTTGGAAAGAGCTTTTACTAAATTTGGTTATGATACTGGTAATTTAGATATTTATGAGGGGTAAAGATGAGGTTACCTAGACTTAAGATTAGGCGTACTGATAATTGGATAGAGGTTTATGTACCTAATACAGAAGGTAAAAAGTATAGTTACTGTTTAGGTTTCATAGATAAAGATGGAAAAGGTATTATTACTGATGTCTGGCTAGATCCTAAATTAAGAAGATCTGGTCTAGGTAAGAAGATGGTCTCTCTCTGGATCTCTACTGCCAAGAAGAAATCTAGTTATCCTGTTATGACTCAGGCTGAAATGAGAGCTCATAATATTCAGCCTTCAGCTGAAGGATTTTGGAGGAGGATGGAGATAGAGGAGACTCCTGGAAGATCTTGGGATAGAGTTCAGAGGAAGAGAGATCAGTTTTTAGCAGAAGAGTATAATTAATAGGAGGAATACTAATGAGTAGTACTTATATAGTTACTAATAGAGGTTATAATCTTATTAGAGAGGGAAGGTTCTCTTTAAACGGAGGTAATGCTGGTCTTTCTCCAGAAGAGTATGAGATATTTTATACTCTTAATGAGATTTCAGATACTGGGGGTACTAGTAATACTAGATTAATAGAAAAGCTTTTAATTAATGATCTTATTAAGGTAGAGTAGATAGTTTGGTGGAGGAAGAAAATTTAAAGGAGATAATTGATAGTTTCGTTTGAAGGCCCACAGGGTACTGGTAAGACTGTTTCTGCTGTTGCTCTGGCTTATGAAGAGTATAAGAATACTGGTAGAAAAATTATTTCTAATAACCATTTGACTTTTCCCTATACTCATTTTAGTATGGAGTATTTTTTAGAGCATATAGCAGATGAGGAGATGGAAAATTGTGTTCTTCTTCTTGATGAGGCTTATCAGTATATGGATTCTAGGATGTCTCAATCTAAGGAGAGTAGAATATTTTCTTACTTTGTAGTGCAGACTAGAAAAAGAGGAGTAGATCTTTATATTTGTACTCATAGTATTGAGAATGTAGATATTAGACTTAGAAGGAATGTAGATATTAGAGGAGCTAATTCTTATAGGATAGAGAAGCCTTGTCATATTTGTAAAGGTACTGGTCTGCCTCCTAAGCCTAATCTAGTAGATCATAGGCTTATTGATGGTAAGGATGTTGAGGTTTGTCCTCTATGTCTAGGTTATAGAGAGCCTGATGATCTAGAAGGTCCTACTGTTGTTGGTTATGGAAGAACCTACTTTTTGAGATCCAGAGCTACAAGGGGTCAGCAGAGAAGATTTACTTATAGTATAGTAGCTAATCAGTATTTTGATAAGTATAGTACTAGAGAAAGAATGCCTATTAGAAGTAAAATGCTAACTGGTATTGATACTGTGGAGGTTGTATAGATGACTAGGATTCAGAAGCATAATGGAGTAGATTGGTACTTAGATAAGAGGACTTTAGAGGATCCTTCTGGTTTAAGTATAGAGGGGTACTTAGGATTTTATGGTAATAACTTCTTTACTGTAATAGAAGATTTAGGAGAGGGTAAGTATCAGCCTTATCTTTTAGATAAAAGAACTAATACTTATCATGCTGTATCTATTCCACATTTTGGATTAAATGACTTAAAAGGTCAGTTAGAAAAATACAAGGAGTTAGGAGTATGAAAGTAGTGTCATTAACTTAGTTTTATCTTGGTACAGTTAGGAGGGATTTTAGATGAGAAGGAAGATAGGTAAAGAGTCTTGGGTATCTAAAGATTTTGGTAGTATAGAAGTACCTCTAGCTAGGCAGGGGAGAGGTAGACGGGTTTATGCTTATCAGATAGAGCCTATAGAGTATGAGGGTCTTCATCCTGATATGGGTATCTCTTTTGATGAGTGGTATAAAGATAATAATATGAGTGAGCTTCCTTGGGATAGAGAGTCTATGAAAGATTTGTATATTCTTAATATGGAAGAAGCTACTATTCCTTTCCCTGTACCTAGAGGTCCTATGGTGCAGTTAGTTGCCTTTTTTGGTAGAGAAGAGGGTTGGTCTTGCTATGAGAAGGAGCACCTTGTTCCTAGTTATAAGTATAAAGGTCATCTTTGGGTTCTAGGTTCTGGACCTAGGGGAGAAATTCCTCCTATATAGTCTTTTACAGTTAGAAAAATATAAGGAGTTAGGAATATGAAAGTAGTATCATTAACTAAGCTAGGATTAGATACTATTAGAAGAGCAGAGAGACTAGATTCAGATGAAATGAGAGTCTTGGATTTTTTAGAGAAGAGTCATTATAGGAATACAGATGAGGAAATAGATAGGAATGTTCCTCATAGTAGAATGGCTCTTGAGAAGTTATTGAGTAATGGATTAGTGGTGTATTTAGGATAAGTTATATGAGTTATTTAGGAGAGAGGTATAGAAGAGTTATAGTCCCTCTTAATTCCAGAGTTAAGCTTCTAGAGATAATTGAGCTGGCTAGAGAGACTGGGGGAACTTTTATAGGGGAAGACTGGCAAGGTATTAAGAAGGCCTATATTACTATTTTTGATTTTAAGAACAAGGAGTCTGCTGAGACTTTTAAAACTTTTTTAAGGAATGAGTTTGGACGGCATTTAGCTCCAGGAATGAGGAGTTTCTCGGATATAGAGTATGATTAAGTATTTCTTTATATTAGTTATAGCCTGTATCAGTTTAGTGGGGTGTTATGGTCCTGGTCCTTATCTATACCATAATTCTACTACTTCATCTCTCTATGTTACTACTAATGTAACTGCTACAGGAGTTGACTTAGA